CTAAAATTGTTTCCCGTTCTCCCAGTCAAGAATATCCTGCCACAAAAAATTAAGTTGGTCGGATTTAAACTTGGGCCTCGGGAAGCCTTCCCGCTTTTGCTTCCCGTTGCTCGCCCATAACCTTATCGTGTGTGGTGTTACACCGTACCGATCAGCGAGTTCTTTTGTTTTGATGTATGGCGATTGATTCATTTTTCATTTCCTCTTTGATAACCGTTCTCCAAAATTATTCGTGCCACTGTTGCCGGAGTTGTTTTGTCTGACCAGACCAAATCATCAATCAAGAAATTCAGTTCAGCAGCAAGTACGGCTTCTAAGTCTTTGGGCCAATACTCATACACAATATCGCTGTAATAAGAATCCTCGATGACTTTAAGTGTCACCAACACTATTTCTTCTGATGTTCTGGCGGCTTTTCTGTAACCGGCATTCCAGACAGCATCAGTGATATAGGATGGATCACCCCAGGCCGAGGCTATTACCTGAGTTAAGTGGAATGAATTATTGATCATACTTTTTCCTCACTGAACTAAAAATGTGATAGTTTGCACAACGTCAACAGAGTACGTTCCTTCATCTTCGCCACCGATGAGTATTGTGAAGTTCAAGGGCCATTCATGATCACATCCGCCGTGGGAATGCCAAAAATCTTCTGCCGCATCTTCAGCGATACTGTCCGGGGCAAAATATGGCGTGTGGCTTTTATACCTGCCTTTGACTCCCTCAACTGTGTATTCAAAGTACATTACTCACCTCCTCTGGTGATTCAGGTAATTCCATCCAGTGAGTTACATTAGATCTGTTTTCTTCAAAATCCCCGACACGGTGATTAAACCGATCGCAAGTAACAAATCCTTGGGCATCAGTTACTAAAAGGGTGTTGCTCCCAATCCTCTCACCAGGTAGCGCATCCTCAATCGATATCCACTCAGGGGTTACTCTGTCACCCAGTGAGATAATTACTGGCCTGCCGCCGAGAATGTTGGTATTGATGGAAAAAGTTGGTTCTTTGCCATCGGCATATTCAACAACAAATGTCATTTTTCCCACTTGTGAACTCCTTTTTTATTTCTTTATTACGTGATTTGCGGTGTTTCCTGGCTTTCTTCACTGGCGTTAACTTTACTCTGGCTACTTGCGGCGCTGGTGGCAGAGGAGGGCAAACGCCCTCGTGAATGTAAAAATTACGTTTCATGCGATGAATGGTACGCTGTGTATAGTCCCTGCCATCGTCGATATGGAATGCCGTTCTGACCAGTTCATCATCGGTATCTGTTATCGGGTGATGTTCTTCCGTCACTGCTCGCTCTCCCTGAAAAGGATTTTGTATGCCCGCAATACGTGCGTTGTTTTGCCTGTGATGACGGTTTTCTTTAATAGAAAGCCGACAGACGAAGCGCGAACAGATGTCATAAACAGGGCGGCATCGACACAACGGTTATGTTTGCGGCGTTCAGTTATAAAGCTGGTCACAATGATTTTTGAAACCATACCTTCATCAAGATATTTGATTTTCATAATTCCCACCCCCTCATTTCCCGCTCTATTACTTCGAAAATATCCTCTGGGCAGGGCATGACTATAAAAACAGGGTTGCCGTAATACTTGTTCGTCAGCGGGCAGAACCGAAAGCGGCAAGCTGTCTTCATGCCGGATGGCTCCATTATCATCGTTCCCACCCCATCAAACATCTGAGAGGGGTAGGACAGATACTCGGTGCGAAAGAACGGCATAACATCCTGCTTCTCTGTTGGGATGATTTTGTCAAAATCAGGAAAACGACCATTCAGTATTTTCAGATTATTAAAGCCAAACAGGCGACCATCTTCATCGTAGTGAAATGCCTTGCTACCTCCCTCTAAGTCTATCTTTGTGTTTTCAGCGGCTTCTGGAATATCGCCATCAAACCGAATAATCAGGTCAATCTCAGTGTCAATGTTGTGCTCCATACGAACGGCAACATGCCCGTTAGCAGCCTCAATATATTTAGGTGATATATGTACCCCGGTTAATCCGGGGTATTTTTCCGCCCGTTCTTCTTTGGCCACACAGACCAGTGCGGCACGTAATAAATTGGTATCAATAATCATGTGAGTCTCCTGTCAATGAAAGACGGGCATAGAGTCAAACTCGCCAGACTCTGCCGATTTGATTAATTCATCATGCAAGATAGAAAGCCCCTCGCGCCCTTTCTCAGATAGCCAATTGCCGTTCTCTGGCTGCATATTGATAAAATCCATGTACATTCTGACCGCCATATCCGCCCCGTCTTCGCTACCGGACCGCTCAAAGGCGAACCCCTCAATATGGGTTGCTAACATCACGCGCTCTACTAATGGGTAGACCGTGATTGCAGATACACCATTAACGTAAATCGCCGCGGTATCGGTGCCGCCTTTGTCGTTATCAACTTCACGAGTACCGTTTCTGTCTATTTGCTCTCGCACAAACGAGGCTGACACAATCCACCGCCACAACATCAACCGTTGATCGCTGGTCGGCGCATGGAAGCCTGCTTTCCAGCCCTGAGAAATAGCTGCTATCAATTCAAAGCCCAGTAATAAATCATGGTCATATTGACCCGCGTCCAACGATACCAATGCCTCCGCATAGCTCATGGTTTTGCTGTTCGCTGCCTCAGTGATGACAATGACGCCATATTTGCCGTAATCAAATGATGTTTCGGGGTGATATTTGTTCATTATTTATCTTCCCATTCTATAACCTGAAACAGTCCCATTTTGGGGTGATACCCTTTCGTTTTTCATTTCTGTTTCCTTATATTTGGCGTAAACACGTTAAGCCTATTTATGCCAATTGATTGTGAATAATTAAATGTCATATTATTTAATGAAGGTAATGCCGAATACCTCTAGCTAATTCATTTTCCATCGAACAGAGTAATTTATTCCTTAGCTGGATAATGACTTCTTTTTCCTCATTTACAATGTCCAAACTTTCTCCTGTTGTATATTCAACATGGCATTTATTTAAGTCTTCATCAAACGAGATAATAATTTCTAATCGTGCCGCCATTATTCACCCCTCCTTTTATCAGAAGATAAAAAACGGTGCCAATTCCATATCCAGAACTTAAATACCATCACATTGTATGAAGCAAGCTGTTTATATGTTTTTAATCCAAGTTCAGATAGTACGCGCTTTCTGACTTGATATACCCATAAGTTGCGGTAATGAAAAAAAACTATGACCGGTAAAAGCAGTATAAGAAATAAAGCTTCCATGATTAATCCTCCCATCCGATAACCTGAAATAAGCCCATTTTTGGGTGATACCATTTGGATTTACGTTGTTCGGCTTCACCCATCATCAGACGGAAAGCGTTCATGAAGTCCTCTTTAAATACGATTTTCATCGGACGAGGTTGTCCGTCTGGTGTCATGATAGTAATGCTGTCCGTTGGTACGTTGTACTGTTCAGCTAAGGTACGGCACTTGGCATTGGTCAATCCTGATTCAGTCGCAGCCAGAGAGAACCCAATCCAGCCCGTGGGAATAGCGCCTTGCTTGATTTGCTCAATGGTTTCATGAACCTGTTCAACTTTTTCTTCAACCTGGTTAAGGCGGCGTTCCTGTTCCACTTGCGCTAAGGCGTAAGCGAGGTTAAGTTCAGCCTGGGATTTTGGTTTTGTGGCGCCAGACTCCAGAGCAAACCAGCGATCAATGATGGCGGCCCGACGTCTTACGTCATATCCGGTGATCAGGATTTCGGTATTCCGGCGATCAAGGAGAATTTCACTGATAAAGCCACGCTCATCAATAACAACAGTAATCCCCGAAGTAAACATAACTTGTTGATTTCTATGATTCCTCAAAAATGAGGAATCAAATTCAATGCTATAAACGGCTTTCAGAATTTCCCGGATGTCACGAATAACGTTATCGTGACGCTTGTCTGTTAGCTCAGCAATTTCACGGCTGCTCATCATTGGCTGATTGCTGGTGGTGGTTACATTGGTCATTTTCATACCCCTTGCTTTTTCATTGCCTTAAGTAAGGCTTTCTTGAATTTCTTTTCTTGGCACAGGTCCAGGTACATAATCATTAGCGTTTTGTTTAACCAGATTTCATCAGTGTCGGGATCACGCCTGACACTATCGGGATAAATTGCGAGGTACTCTTTCACTGCATCCAGTGACAGGAACTCTTCCGGTGTTAATTTGCGTGCCTGTCTGCGATTGTGGGTTACTCTGGATTCCCGACTGACAGAAGTCACACCGGCTGTATGGGGTTTGTTTTGACAGCCCATTACAATCCCTCCACTTTATTAATGTGAGCCTTTAGAGCATCAGCGAGTTGTTTCGCTTCTCTCTCTTTTTTGCGACGTTGTTTGTTATCTGCTTGCCATTGTTCATAACGCTCTTGTAATGAATGACGTTTTAAATTCAGTTCAACGCGATATTCAGCCCATTCACGGTTAACTTGGTGCTTTGCATGTTCAGCGACTTTATTCCAGAGAGCTGCCGCAATTTCATATTTTTCATCTTTCTCACTTTGAATAGCTCTCTGTGAGAAATTAAAATGGGTAATATTCACTGTGAGTCCTTATTTACTGAAAGGTATATTCTGGTGAAAATCCACCGTGTTTAGCCCTTTCTGCAATTAACTTAATAAGCGCACTCATAAAGTCATCGCCTTCCTTTGTTAACTTCCAGTGTTTTGACAGATAATCGGTATAGCTATTTAAAATATAGTTATCAGCTTTCTCTCGCTTATATTCGTCATAAACAGGCGCTTCAAAAAACACATGTAAAGCTTTCTTTAATATCTCCTCTGATAATTCAACAGTACACATAGAACCATCATGAAGACTAACAGCAATGCAATGACTGTTGGTCTTTTTCACCATTGCATCGAGTTTTGCCGCGATTAAACGATTTCTGTAACGTTCAATTAATGTTTGATTACTCATAAATACAATCCTGTTTTTAGGCTGAGACCATCCTCAGCCATTAAGCTGTAATTAAAAGTTAACTGATTATTGCATTGTTAATTCAGCATGCACGGTTGTTATTTTTAGATGTTATTTTTTTACCCCCGTCAATCTGAATTCAACATTAACTTCATCAAATATACCTTTTAATAATTCGACTTCGCATTTTGCTTCATTGTCATTATCGGCTTCAACCCAGAGTGTTGTCGCTTGACTGTTAATTGAGAGATAGATAATTTCAACTTCGTACATTTTTACAACTCCTAAGATATGGCTTGCCTATTTTTGGCAGCGGCATTAATAAATTCTTTTTTTAATCGTTCGGCTTCAACGAAAGCGCCAATGTATTTTCTGCGCAATACCTCTATTTCCTTTCTACGCTTAAGCAATAATCTTATTCGCCTGACCGCTCTTTTATGACACTGGATATACTCAGGTAGTAATTCTCCTACTGTCCAGTTCACTACATTGTTTTCGCCAATTATTGGTCGGGCTGGGTAGTTGGTATCTCGTCCGGCCCGGCTAAATACTTTCTGCGTCATAATATGCGCCAATTTATTAATGGCATTACTACGACTAAAGCGTCTGTAAGAACGTCCATGACGACTAACAACATAGACGGGTAGCTCATGTATGCTGAATGCATCATCAATACCATTATCACTAATAAGCTCATCGGTATCAAAGCGGGAATAATCGATTTTCTCCAGTTTCATAATTTAAGCTCCTTCCAATATTCTTATTTCTTGTGCAAGATCGTTTGCTAGTTTGTGAGCAAGATCTGTTAATGTTGCTGTGCCTGTATCGGCTTTATCAGTAACAGCTTTACTGACGGGCACCATTAATGCTTCAAGGTGTTCAGATTTATCTAATAAATCTTTAAACTTTATTTTGCTGACATTAATTTGATTGTTTGTTATTTCAGGTTCCTTTTTGCCTTTAATCTTTTTTATCTGTTTCTCCATTGCTTCTATTTCTTTTAGCAGTCCAAAAACCAGATCTTGTATTGCACCGATGGCATAAGATTCATCACATTCTTTCTTATATGATTCTTGCCATATGTGGAGAAGGGCCTCTATCTGCTTTGTCTTTACCTCTGTATGTGAGAAAGAGGTCTCTAAATCAAACATAGCGGTCTCTAAATCAAACATAATCGCCTCTCTTTATTTATTGTTGTTATGCTCGCAATGTCAATTAAATTGGTAAGTTGTTTAATTACTTCCAATAGTAAAAGACTGTCCGGCCTGCCTTTGTTTTTCGATGAGGTATCAAGTTCATCGTAAATATCTTTAAGCTTAACTAATTCATTAAAGAAATTATCATTGTCAGCAAGATTTGGCTGGCTATTAACCACGGCAACAAATTGATCATGGAGTGCAATGTAGCTTTCCCAAATAATTTTAGCTGGAGTTACATTGACAGCCCGTGGTGAAAACAATGTTGTATTAAGCATGTTTCACCTCGTTTTTAGTGCTTCACTGGCAACTGAATGAATAACATCTATAATTTCACGGCTCAGCATTTCCTCTTCTTTATTTCTGGTCAGGTAACCTGCTGCCGCTGCTAATGCTTCTATTTTTCCGAGTGCATCTTCTGCCGCCAAATTAATGTAAGGACGATTGCGCAACTCTTCTGTAGTTTTGCTATTCACTCTTCACCTCCGCTATTTAAAGCCTCTTTAAGGGAGCGATTAATTTCATGGTTAATATCACACGCAAGAGCAATTAGATCGGTTAGGGTACTTGAACACTCTTCTTTAGCAGCAATATCTATAATGACTTCATAGAGCGATATAGCTAAACCAGGGCGGTATTTTGCATCGTCTAAAGTAATTGGTTTACGCATTGCGTACCTCGTTATTATTAATTTGACCTATCCATATGATGGAATATCCAGCTAATAATTTTTATAGCCAATTTTTATCTTGCTGATAATTTCTATCCGCACATTTAACTTTAACAAGTGATTTCTGTTCAAAGTTAGAATGTTTTGTCTCTGCAAAAATAAAAATTTTCATAATTTACTCTTACTCTTAGGTAGACCGCCGTAGCTTTTTCTATCATGAGATATTTAATGATACTTTGGTTTCCACAATGAATGTAACTATAGTATCTTTTTGTGTCAAGTGTTTTTGATACTTTAGATTCCATTAGAAGTAAAAAAAACCGGCTTTCGCCGGCTACTATTGTTTTTTAACTAAAAAATATCCCATCTAGCATCTACCACAACACCAATAATTTCTATGCTGTTGTCCATCTTTATCATGTGATAGCTTGGATTTAAAGGCTTGAGATATTCCCTTCCTATATCTACAACATATTTTTTGAATGTTACTTCGTTGGTTTTTTTCACTTCAGCTATAACATAGCACCCTGGGTATGGATCTTTTTCTGGATTAATTAATATGCTCATACCTTCAGGGAAAGTAATGCCGGAAGGGGAAGTCATGGAGTCTCCTTTAACGTCTAGCCAATACCCCTTTTCTCCCGCATATTTTATTGAGTCGTGCCAGTTTTCTATATCAAACACACTGTAATCATCACCACTACGAGCAAAGGAACCAGCTTGCACCCAGTTGATTTTTGGGTATTTATATCTGTATTCTGGTTGCCTTGCTGAGTATATATTTTCTCGTGATAAATCGGCGTTATTTATAGTTGAGTGTATTGTTGGCTCACCTAAATCATACTGAAAGTCTTTTCCTGTTTGTAACCAAATTGGATCTACTTTTAACACTTTAGCTATTTTAAATAACGTATTTGCATTAAATGTTTTTGTTAAACCTTGTTCAGCTTTACTTATTGCTACCCTTGTTACTTTTGCTTTTTCTGCCAACTCCTGTTGGGTTAACTTGGCTTTCTTTCTGCTTTTAATCAATCTCTCTGCAAAATCGTTCATATACCCCCCCCTTCTGTCATAAATCGATGGAAACTAAAGTAGCATTTTAATTTGATACTTTGGAGTCTACATGATAGATTAATTTGATACTATAGTTACATTTCGGGTGGTTGAGATGACATTATATGAAATATTAAAAAATATTTATAAAACAAATGCAGCTATCGGTCACGCATTCCCAAAAAAAGGTAAGCCCAGAAGCAGTCAAGGTGTTGGTAAATGGAAAAAACGCGGTGTACCGGATGATGTAGCAATCCTATGTCATATCAATCCTGATGTCCCGTATATACATGAACCGCTGAAAAATAACTTCGTGCATTTTGATCTGCCTAAAGTATTTCCGCTATCGGAAGATGAACATGTTTCCTAACGTTCAAGTATCAATGCCATCTCAATATTTTCCTGATGACGGCAAGTGGATACAGGAGATGTTACTGAATCTTGATCCGGCTACACGGGCAAAAATCACGGTTAAGTATGCCGAGGTTTATCAAATCGCATGGGATGAAGAACCGGTTTCATATCGGAAAGATAACGCAGCGAGGCGGGCGGCAAACATCAGGCTCAGGGAGTTTGTCAGGAAATATGCAAGAGCGAGTCAGGGTTATACCGAGAAGCCGCTTAGGGCACCGAAAGCACGGCCAGAGAACCAGCCCCAATCGGAGGTGGCAGGATGATCACAGTGGTATCAGGCAGTACGGAAAAGGCTGTGTCTTCTGGCTGTGGGATCGGTGGTGAGGGGATCACTAGGGCTAGCCATGAAAAAACAGCCAAATGAGAATGATTATCAAAGTGGGTAAAAAACCTCAAAAAAACCCAAAAAAGTGGCAGTCAGGAAAAAGTATTAAATAAGTACCCCCTTATTTTTTTTAGGACAAATGAGAATGATTATCAAAAACGAAAAAGCAGAAAAGATCATCCAAAAACATCGTGCTCTTGTGAGCTGGAAGCCTGCACGGGCCATTGCTGAATTAGTCGCTGCTGGCATGTCAGAGTCTGAGGCCGCCGCGATGGTCAAGGCCAATGCGCCAGCCCGGAAAACACATAAACCCCACAAACCTCATAAGCCCCACAACAGCCATGCAAAGCCAGTGGATCTGGAAGCGCTGAGCACTCACTACCTCGTGGTGGGTGATTATGACCTGCTGAGTCTCAAGCATCAGGACGCATTGATTGCCGCTATCCGAAACGGAAAAGGCAAAAGCTCATGGCATGATGAACCAATGGCGGTAACGCTGTTCGGGTTAGTTAAAGCCTATCCGATTATCACGACAGCCGAGGTGAATAAATTCCTCTGCCGTGACGCATTTATCGACAGCATTCCGTTGTTCATTGACGGGGAGATGTTTGAGGGTGAAGTCATGCCATCAGCGAATAACGACAGCGTGAAGGGGGTATTTCGCGCCGTTAAGCAACTGAAAAAAATCACTGACCATCTGGTGGATACCGGCGAATTAACCTTCAAAAAATACCTTGACCGGGTACCGACTGACGAAGACGTCAAACGTGCGGTGGGTATCGTTGCGCCTGTCATCGTTAATCCCTATTTCCACCAAATTGACTATGAGCGCCAATACAACGATATGCCTGCACGTGAGCATGCTGAGGACAGTAAGCGGATTATCAATGAATGGAAAAAAGAACTGAAAATCAAAGGAAGCAAGAAACCGGTGGAACTTTAGCGAGCCATACACCGGTTCTTGCAAAGGAGACGAAATAATGAACATCACATCTCAAAGAGATTATGTCACTAATACCGACTTATTCGCAACCTTATGCGGCACTCAGCAATTGATTGATGTTGCTATCACGCTGATTAGGGAGGGTCGAAATCTTGAGGCCGAAAGCCTATTGCGAAGGGTGAATACGGCTTCTTCGTCTGCTATCGAACACCACAAGACGGCATTATTGCGTAAATAAGGGGTATTCATGTTGACGATAACACCCAATACGACCCAGAGCCGCGCTTTGTCCATGTTGCGTCAGAACTGGAAACAACACAGTACCTTCATGGTGTATGCGCCCACAGGCAGCGGTAAAACAGGCTTATCGGCATTCATCACAGACGGATTTGTTTCTCGCGGTATGCGGGTGATGTTTGTCGCGCCTTACCTGACTCTGGTTCGTCAGACTGCCACCCGGTTTATTCAGTACGGACTGCCGGAAGAAGAAATTGGCTACGTGTGGCGGGATTACCAGCCTCACGACCCGGACAGACTGATTCAAATTGCCTCGGCTGACACGTTAATCCGCCGTGACTTCCCGGACAACATCGATCTGTTGATCATTGACGAAGCCCATTTACGCCGTAAAAAGTTGCTTGAAGTCATTCAGTATCTGGCAGAGAACACCGGTGTAAAAGTGATTGGCCTGTCAGGAACGCCGTTTTCCCCCTTTCTGGGAAACTACTATCAACAGCTCTTGAAACCCACAACAATGAAAGAGCTTATCGCTAAAGGCGAACTCAGTTCCTATGAATTTTATGCCCCCACCAAGCCGGACCTGAAAGGCGTAAAAGTAACTTCCAGTGATGACTTTGGGCAGGATTACAAAGAGGACCAGCTAGCCGAAATCATGGGGGATTCAACGCTGGTGGGCGATATCGTCAAAAATTGGCTGGTGAATGGTAATGATGAACCCACGATTTGCTTTTGCGTCAACGTGGCCCACGCCAATTTTATCACGGTTGAATTTAACAAAGCCGGTGTCAATGCCGAGGTCATCATTGCTGAGACACCCCCGGAAGAAAGACAAATCATCATCCATCGGTTTGAACAGGGCGCAACAAAGATCCTGGTGAGTGTTAGTACGCTGATAGCGGGATTTGACAGTGACGTCCGGTGCATTATCTACGCCCGCCCGACTAAATCAGAGATTAGATGGACCCAATGCCTTGGCAGAGGCTTAAGGACTGCGCCCGGTAAAGAAACCTGTCTTATCTTCGATCACTCCGGCACGGTTCACCGCCTCGGTTACCCGGATGATATCGAATATGACGAGCTGCCATCCAAAAACGACGGGATGAAAGAGGCCTCTCGTCGCACTGACAGCGACAAAGCTGAAAAACTCCCGAAAGAATGCCCCAATTGCCACTTTATGAAGCCGGCAGGCGTCTATGTTTGCCCCAAGTGTGGATTTAAGCCCTTAAGCGGTGAAGATGTGGAAGTGGATCGCTCGCGTGGGCTGAAAAAACTTAGTGGTAAGGACCGAGTTTACAGCAAGGCAGAACGTCAAAGCTGGTGGTCCCAAATCAAGTATTACCAGCGCCAGCGAGCCAACCAAGGGAAGCCCATTTCTGATGGCTGGTGTGCCCATACCTTTAGAGACAAATTCAGTGAGTACCCCAATGGCTTAAACGACCACCCGGTAGAGATCACGCCAGAAGTGAACAACTTCATCAAATGGAAACTGATTGCTTATGCAAAAAGCCAGGAGAAAAAACAACTCAGTTCAGCCACGCAGGGAGGTAGTTTATGAAAACAACGGATGCCGTTATCGGAAAATGGTCGATAGTTTTTGAGCATTACGGTTTGCCCCCCATCACAGGGAAAAAGCACTACAAAGGCAAGTGTCCTATTTGCGGACAGAAAGGTAAGTATCGTTGTGATGATCAAGATGGACGAGGAACTTTTATTTGTGTCTGTAATACCGGTGACGGCTGGAAATTACTTTCACTGACGCAAAAAAAAGACTTCGGAACGCTCGCAAAAGAAGTGGATGAAATTATTGGCAATACGTATGCCTATCAGCCCGAAAGCGCTCAAGACTCCATCAATAAAGATGACCGGTCACTATTTCGTGACAGGGTGATTAGGAAGTATGCCACGCTGGTGAATCTGCGCGGAACGTCAGCCGAAAGTTATTTACGCAACCGGGGGATTCACTGTTTACCCGTCGAACAAATCAGGTATTGCCATCATCAACCCGTAGGAATGAAAGCGTTTCAGGCCATGTATTCTCTGGCGACGGATGATAGAGGTGCGCTTTGTTACCTGCACCGGACGCTATTAGAGGGTGATAAAAAAGCCAATATGGATATCGCCAAAAAAACGTATTCCCTACAGTCTGATGATTATTTAAAGCACACCGGCTCTGTGGCTATCCGCATGTTTCCCGTTTCATCAACGCTGGGGATCACAGAAGGCATAGAAACCGCTCTCTCATGCAAACAGATATACGGTTGCAACACCTGGCCGACTATGAATGCGGGATTTATGGGGAAATTCCGGGTACCGAGAGGGGTTAAACACTTAATTATTTTCGCTGATATGGACCTGTATTCAGCGACCGGACACGCGGCCGCTTTTGAGTGTGCCAGAGGCAATCTCATTGCCAAAAACGATTTAGAAACGGTCAGTATTCGCTGGCCTGATCATGGTGATTTCAATGACGTACTTGTTAACGGTGATGAAGTGCGTGAACTGTCTTTTAAGAAGTGGGCGGAATAATGAAGATGACTGATAACTTAAAACATAAAACGCTATTTGCCATTCCTGAACCAAGCTACAGTACGGCACTGGCAACTGTGAAACCGTTACCGGTTCAGCGCAAGATTACCGGAAACAAACAGGTGGATGCTTACCTGTGGGTATTGGAAGTTATTAAAACCAACGAGTCCGCACATCTTGACGCCGCCGAGGAAGCGTTGAAGAAACTAAAAATCACCCCGAAAGAGGCACAGAAAAAATATTCCGATTACCTGATGAAGTCAGGAGTGCATGCCTTTCAGATTGCGTTTGGCACGATAAGTATGGACAACCCACAAGGCTATATTGACCGGGCGAAAGAGCAGATCAAGGAGGCGGTTAAGGTCAGGGCTTCTTTTGCAAGCTATGAGGCTGCGCTGGAACTGACCGAACCAGAAAAATTAATGCTGGTGGGGGAGCTGGCAGAAATTTATGAACCTTTCTACTACTGGAACGAGAAAGAGCAAGCAGAGGGGTGTATGTATGGTGATCGCGTTAATGAAACGGATAAATTACGCAAGGCGACGGCCAAGGGTTTCACTGAACAACTCCCAGAGCCGCATACCTTGTCTGATGTTATTCGTGAGTTCCTTTATTGGGATTGGTTGTATCAGATGCGCAATGTGGCGGCTAAAGAACTTGATCCCGGTGGATACGGCATTGATGAGAGAAATTATATCTATGACCGGGAAGATTATCTTGAGGGGCGTTTGGCAGTCATCCCGGCTATGAACCGTCAGGAAGCGATAGACGTTTGTAAGTGGGTACTGTCCGAAGAGCGATTCCATGACCGCTCAGAACTGACCGACAAGATTATCCTGAATCTGGTGGGGGAATGTGCCGCATGAAATTAGAATCAGCACTAAAACATTTCAGCCCGAAAGGACTGGCAATCAATCATTCGTCTAAATGCACGTCAACAGACCGGATCACCGGTACTGATATCATGGCGGCATTAGGCATGGCCGAGTCTAAGGCTGAATTTGGAATGGCGGCGTTCTTCGGCAAACACGGCGTCAGCAATGAAGATACCATACGAACCGTTGAGCAACTGACTTTGTATGCCAGACGTCAGGTACCCAAACTTATTACCAAAGCGAGTGGGCGCCAGTTAGGAAAATGCTTGGTGATTTTAGCGAAAATAGCCTTTGAGGAATATTCCCGGTCAGCCGCCACAACCAGCACATGCTCACACTGCAATGGGCGTGGGCTAATATCCGTTCAGCGTGATGTGATTAAGTATGCGGGATATAAGGATGTGATAGAGCAACGCGTAGAAACTGAGCGTGTAGATGAACTTTGCTCTCCTTGTAACGGCAAAGGGATTGTATCCAGTCGTTGCCGTTGTAATGGTACCGGGAAAGTCGTTGATCGTGAAGCAACCAAAGCCACGGGTGCGCCAGTGATTAAAATCTGTGAGCGCTGTTCTGGTCGTGGTTATAGCCGGGTGCCATCCTCAGTCGCATATACAGCAATTAAGGCTCTCCTGCCAGAGCTAACCCAATCAAGCTGGTCACGTAATTGGAAGCCATTCTATGAAAAGCTGGTGGCGAAATGTGATATCGAGGAAAGCAGAGCTGCATCTGAATTTAGCAAAGTAACGCGATAAAAAAGAGAGGGCTTGCGTTTTGCATAAACTTGGCGTAATCTCTCCAAATAGTGGGGAATTGTAGCTATGCTCACTAACGAATATTCAGACCCGCCTAGGTGCGGGTTTTTCTATTTCTACCAGTAGCAAACTCAAGGTTTACAACTAGATGGCTGTGCATAGCATGGCTTTTTGTCTTTCGGCCAAAGTAAACGACCCCTGAGCGGGGCCGTTGGATTATGGAATTAGCTGTTCTGGAGTGCAGTTGTATAGTGCGGCCAGTTTTTCTCGTGTGCGCTTCTGTGGTCGATCTGAAGCCTCCCACTGAGACACGGTTGATTGAGCCGTGTTGAGTTTTTCAGCTACCTCATGCTGAGACAGCCCACGATAGATGCGCCAGGCTGCCAGAATAGAAACATCCTGATCAACCATAATGGACACGACGCCGTTAGGCACGGTCACATCATCATATTTTGACGGCGTGTATGGCACATCCTCCCAATCTTCCTTTGTGCTGAGAAGTTTTTCATATTCAGCTACTGGCAGAACAACATATTGAGGTTTTCCTGCTTCATCATTTATGTATTGCATTTTCATGTATTCATCCGTGTGGCCAAGAGTCGCGGTGAATTTAATAATGAGGAAATGGCGGGTTGCCCCGCCTAGTACGTTGTCGATGTTCTCCGTTTGACTGCCATTATCGAGCAGATGACCGGCTCGCCGTCAGTGATTTCAAAGATTATCCTGTATTCACCAACCCGTAGTCTGTATTGGCTATCAAGGTCATGAAGCTTCTTGATGTCCAACGTCACTGCGGGGAAAGTTTCAAGTTGGTTAACCTTCTCATTGATAGCTTTTCGGTATCGGGTATCGATTGAAAGCAACTGTTTTCGTGCCTTCCTCGTCCATTGAACCGTAACCATCGTTTCCTCATTTGTTAAAGAGCCTATCCGTTTGGGATGATTAGATAATACGATTTTAATCGCATTCTGTCAATAAAATGCGATTAAAATACGATATTATTTTCAGGGCTGCGCAATGCGTGGCCTTTTTACTTTATACGACGCTGATCACCCGGAACTGAATCCGGGCTTTATTCGCTGATTGGGTGATTATTATGATGTGTGCTTATTGGCGGCAACCATAGCTGGCAATGTGAATGCGTAAAGTAAAAATGTTTCCACAAAATTAAGAAGCTCTCTCGTTTCGGACTCACTGAACTCTTCATCTGAGTGCACAGAAGCATTTCCATCTAGTCTGATGATTTTTGCCCATTGAGCCATCTCGTTCGTTATTTTGCCGCTATCTTTAAGCTTAAAGATTTGCGCCGAAAGATTATTGGCGTTTATGCCATCGGCAACACCTAGAACTTTAGTTGAAATATCCAATGCCTTCCTTGCAAGCATGACAGATGTAGAGAATCTTCTCCGCATGAAATTATCTTTCGCTTCAAAATAGACATTTGAAATATTCGGCGGAACATGCTCTGGAGCAAGAGGGATATTAGGTTCTGGGTATGTGTTTACAACCTCTCCATAGGTGTCATCGTTCGGGGAAAAAACAATATCCATATTGTAGTTACCTGCGCGTAACAGGTACCCGCCGCCTCTGACTGTATTTTCATCTGGATCAACCTCAGCAACGGTGACGCCGTTACAGCTTCGGCATAAAAAAACCATCCCTAATAATCGTTTTTGACTAAGGGTAAATTCTGACATGCACTCAAGTATAGGGTTTTCCCTGAGGCAGTGAGGGCATATAACATCTTGTAAGGAAACCGTTGGCATGAATAATTTAACTCCGGTAGTTAATGAAATTAATATTGCGCTCCAGCATTCAAAGCGTCCTGAGGTTACGCTGTTCCACTATTATCAGACAGCCTCAGAGGCTATGAAGAGTACTATCGTATTATCAATGATAGGGAAGCTTATAGAGCAGCAAAAGCGACTAAACAAAATATAAGATACGTATGAAATCTACCATTTATCACTACGCATAGGCCACGACTATTCGCGGCCTTTTTCTTTTCACGCCCGTTTAACGGGGACCTAATCCCCAGCGGGGGTGGAAATATGAAACTCATGGACAAGCAGCCTGACATCTGGATGCAGCTATGGCTATGGCTGCTATCAGTCAAAGAACAAGGTTTAGGTGCGGCACTGGCGGCCACAATGGCTTACCTCAGAGGTCGCTATAACGGAGGTAAGTTCTGGAAGACAATTATTGACGCAATGATGTGTGCGTTAATTGCATGGTTCATTCGTGACTTACTCGTCTTTCTAAATTTAAGCACGGACTTAGCCTACATCGGCAGTGTCATTATTGGTTATCTGGGAACTGACTTTTTCGGCCAGTTAATGCGTGGAACTTTGAATCGTAAAGCGGGAGTATCTGATGCAAATCAGTGAGAAAGGTTTGAAAGCGCTGAAGAGTTATGAAGGTTGCAGTTTAACTGCGTATCGTTGTCCAGGCGGAATATGGACAATCGGCTACGGCCACACGTTAGGCGTCAAGCCCGGTAACGTAACCACAGAGGCCCAAGCCGAGCAGTTCTTACTTGATGATTTGGCCCCGGTTTACATCACGATTGAGCATAACGTTAAAGTGAAACTGACACAGGGCCAGTTTGACGCGCTTTGCTCGTTTATCTTCAATTGTGGCGCTGGCGCTCTCGTCCGTTCTACTTTGCTTAAGAAGCTCAACGCTGGTGATTATAAGGGTGCGGCGGGTGAGTTCATGAGATGGAATATGGCTGGTGGACGTGTATTACCGGGGCTAGACGCTCGCAGGGCATCGGAAAAAACGATGTTTTTATCATGAGCCTCCGAACAAAGGGTATGAATATGAATGATACATTATTTGCTCTGATGTGTGCATTGATTGGCTGGTCATGGTTTCTGTTGTTGGTATTACTGCTATGAAATTCAACACGCAGTATTACACGCTTATTGCACTGATTATTGTTTCACTCACAGCTTATTACTATCACTCTGCATTACAGAAAGAGCGGCATGTAACAAAGCAACAGCAGTCAGAAATCCAGCAACTCACAGACGCTATCGATTACCAAAACTCTCACATCACAATGTTGAATGAATTGGATATTAAGCATACAAAGGAACTTGCTCATGCGAAATCTGAAATTGATGGCCTTCGTGATGATGTTGCCGCTGGTCGTCGCCGGTTGCGCATCGCGGCCACCTGTAGTCAGGGTGAAGCCAGGTCCTCCGGCAGCGTGGGCCATGCAGCCACCCCACGACTTAACCCGGCAGTTGAACAAGATTATTTCGATCTCCGAAGAATGATTGTTGAGAACGAGCAGCAAACTAAGTACTTGCAGGACTACATCAAAACCCAGTGTCAGTAACAGCCCAGTCAATCTGGGTCTTTTTATATCCGAATTTCACCGCGCACCGCAGCGCAATTCACACCGAACCGTTTAGAAATGAGCCTTTGAGGGTACCAGCTATGGCTGGCGAGCCTCGGTGGGCTGGTTTCCTATGCGGCAAAGGCTTATCTCTAAAGGTATACGCAAATGAACGCATTAACTTTTAAAACACATTCGTCTGTAACCGAAGCTCCAACAATGACCAGTCTTGAAATGGTGGATTACATCAATGCTGAAAGAAAAGCCAAGGCGGAAGCGGAGGGAATGGGTTTTCCGTGCAAAAAATACAGGAAGCTTGAGCATCGTAGTTTTATGAAAAAAGTACCAAAAGTTCTTGGGGAGGCAAGTGAAAAATTTTTTTCAGTTGATACTTTCATAAATGGCACGGGTGGGGAAGTTGAAAGAGATATTTATCGATTCCCAAAGCGTGAATCCTGTTTGATGGCAATGAGCTACAGCTACGAGTTACAGGCTCAAGTATTCGATCACATGACTGAACTTGAGGTTAAATCTGGATTTGGGTTTACCATCCAGCAACTGCAACACATGCTTGTTCTGGCAAAAAGGGCATCTGATGAAGATTCATCTGACGCAGGGCGCAGGCTTAGAAAAAGACAAGATGATTTAGTTACCCTCAATAAAGCTGAAAAGCTGATCGGTGATATCAGTCAGATGGCTCTCGGTTTGGTTGGGGGAGGCGCAAAGGAGGTTGCACATGAACCCCGAACAATTTATTGAGAAGAACGTACAAGCCGAGTTAGTTAAGCTCGGCTTTTCTTCATCAGCGAGCAATTCGACACAAATGACGATGATTAAGTGGAAAGACTGGCGGAAAGAGCCTATTGTCATTAACAATTTAGTTTGATATTTGCATGAATCAACAATAGACATATCTCTACGGTTGCTAACCAATGAAGAGTAACTCATTCAGAGCATTCTGCTGACAGAGTGCTCGATAGTAGTTATTCAATCTTGAGCGGTATTTAAAATGCCGGGGATTTATCAGACACAAAAGTAGAAAGTTCTGATTATGCAACTATTTCTGACATGGAAACAGTTGCAATAAGGATTTAACGGCGCTTATCTATGGTTAGCTCTAAAGGAAATTGATATTGAGAATGGCATTTATGACAAATAAGGTACGACACGCCAAAATCGGACGTCTTATATTGAAGTATCGACTTCATGTTAGAGTTATAGCAGTTAGTACAAAGATAATGCGCCTGCTGATTAGAGTCACTAGAAACCTTGAGTCGGTAAACCACGGTCGTTTTCATGGGGTGAAAAAGCTCATAATTAAGCTTTTCACGTTTCCATTGATCACGGTTGTTGGCTTCTTGTTCAAGTTCAATGATTCGGTTCTTTGCAGCCATCAGAAGTTCTTGAAGTGATATCTGTTGTTGCTGAACATCTCCGAGCTTATCCAGTAAATCATAAGTTTTTTCTTTTACTTCATAATCTATATGCATTTTCTGGATATCGCGAACAGCACCAACGGCCTTGCTGATAGCACCACTTGTACTGGATAGAGCGCCTGTAATTCTGGCTAAAAAACCTTTTTCTTCGGACATTTTAAAATAACTCACTCAATTGTAGGGGTGAATTAATTTTAGATGATTTCTCGTTGTAGGGGTACAACGGAACCACCTCGCCTGATGTGGTGAAAAGCAGGCATTTAACGAGACGAGGTTAATGATGGAAAATTAAAATATGAAAGACTTTGAATTTTATTGCTGGATAACTCCGATAATCATAGGGTTCTTGTTCATGCTCCAAATCACATGGGGCAATTTTCTGTACGGCTTAATGTGCTGGGGTCTATCCGCTGCGTGGGCGTGGTGGAGAATCAGATAACAGTCACTTCGGCGGCCTTTTTTATGTCTAAAGGAAATGAAATGGCACAAAAGAAAGTCACGCTCACAGATGAGCAAAAGATTCTTTTCGATGCCTTAACGAAATTACAACAGAAATTCACATTAGGTATCTTAAAGGGACTGAATCAAACAGATGCTTATCGCAAGGCAGGCGGCAAGGCAAAGACAGAGGACACAGCAAGGTCTTGTGCCAGTGAAATCCTAACAAATCCTAACGTCAAAGCTTTTCTCGACGCAATGAACGCCGAAGCGATTTCTGATGCTGTTATGAGCCGTCAGGAAGCTTTGGAAAGATTATCAGCAATGGGTCGTGTCTCTATCTATGACATAGCGGAATTCCGTAACTGTCTGATGGGTGAAGACAAGGATGGTGAGCCAGTCTTTCAGGCTGTATGGCAATTTAAAGATTCAGCACTACAGGACCCCGCAGCACTCAGCGCCATCTCAGAACTGACAACTGGCAAAGACGGCATCAAGTTAAAGCTGCATGATCCGAAAGCCGCTATCAAGCAACTCGGTGAACTACAGGGTTGGGAAGCGCCGAAGAAAACAGAAGTCACTGGCGCTGGTGGTGGACCGGTACAGATAGCCGACTTAACTGATGAGCAACTGGATGAGAGATTAAAGGAGATGGGCTATGGCCGTCGCTCATCACAACTCGATGAGAAACTTACAAACTCTTGAGGCATATCGGCGTCGAGCAATAGAACAAGCAAGATCATCGCTGATGGACTTTACACTCTATACAAATCCGCGATACGAAACCGGCTGGTTTAACGAGCTGTTATGTCTTGAACTCGATCAGTTCCTGAAAGATGTTGAAAATGGCAGGATGCCGCGCTTAATGATATTTGCCCCGCCGCGTTCTGGAAAGAGCGAACTGGCTTCACGAAGACTGCCAGCGTATGTATTAGGCAAGCACCAGAACTGGCACATTATCTCGTGTTCATACTCGTCTGATTTAGCTAATCGTATGTCACGAGATACGCAACGCATTATTGATACAGAAAAATATCAAGATGTGTTTCCGAACACGCGACTTAACGGAACGAACATCAGAACACTGGCTGGTGGGGCAATTCGTACTGCTGAGCTATGGGAAGTGCTGGACGCAAAAGGCCAGTTACACGGTGGTTCTTATCGTGCGGCGGGGGTGAATGGCGGTATCACAGGTCAGGGGATGAACATCGGCATTATTGATGACCCGGCTAAAGATTATAAAACAGCATCATCTCCGGTTTACCAAGAGGCGGTGATGGACTGGTATGACACGACGTTCTTTACTCGCGCTGACCCGAAATTGAATGGCATTGTAATTATCCTCACACGCTGGCATCAAAATGACCTTGCAGGGCAACTTCTTAAGCTAGCGGAGGAAGGCGGCGAAAAGTGGCGTGTTGTCAGTTTTCCGATGGAAGCCGAGAAGGAAGAAATTCACGAGCTGAACGGCAAAACATACCACTTAAGAAAGCCCGGTGAAATTCTGTTTCCTGAGCGCATGCCGCGTGATTTTGTTGATAAATGTAAACAACGGGGTTCGCTGGTCTGGAATGCGCTCTATCAACAACGCCCCACAGCAAAAGGCGGCGGCTTAATCAAGTCAGAGTGGTTTGGTGAGTACAAAGTCCTTCCCCCTATTCGTTGGAGCACGGTCTATGGAGATACGGCTCAAAAAATCAAAGAAGCCAATGACTATTCTGCTTTTGAATTATGGGGACTTGGTGAAGACGGAAAAATATATCTTATTGACATGATCCGGGGAAAGTGGGAGTCCAAGGAACTTAAACGTCGCGCGGTGGCGTTTTGGGTGAAATGTAAAGCCAGAAAAGATTGTGGTTCTTTGATTTCAATGAAGATAGAAGATAAAGCCTCTGGCACTGGGCTGATTCAGGAAATCCAGACAGAGGCTCTATGCCCGGTGATACCCATTCAGAGAGATAAGGACAAGTTCACACGGTTGATGGATGTTCAGGGATATATCGAATCTGGATACATCTATCTCCCCGCTGAGGCTGAATGGATAAACGATTTTCTAACTGAGATGGAAGCCGTTACATCCGATTTTAACACCCACGATGACCAGCTCGATCCGATGATGGACGCCATTTCTGATATGAAAGCGGGTGATCTCAACGTGTGGGAAGCATTAGGGCGATAACACCAAAAAATAACGGTTTCACACCAAAATAACGCCGAAATGATTTTGGTGTTTTTATTAACAATTCAGTAACAAATAAAAGCGCCTGATTTGGCAAGAAAGATTGAGGGTTTTATCCATTTGGATAGCAAATTTGAGTGAACCCAAAAACCCCAGTGCGCCTAAGAGCCATTATGTTAAAAAGTGCCGAATTTTAACAAATTTCAGTGAGGGAGCAATGACCCGTAAAAACCGCCGTAACGGCGCAAAGCCCGTTAGGACTGCTGACGGGTACAACAACTTTAATGCAAAACTGGGTGGGTACACATCGAACATTCAATCGAATGGCACATACATTCCCGGTTATATCTCCCGCAACAGAGTACAGATTGAGTTTGCCTATCGCAGTTCGTTTCTTGTGGGCGCCGGTGTCGATGCGATGGCAGACGATATGACCCGAAAAGGGATCACTATCAGCTCACGGATGAAACCGGATGCAAAAGGTCAGCTTGAAACATTTTGGGAAGATATCGGGATTTGGGATGAGCTCAATAACACTTTAAAATGGTCTCGTTTGTACGGAGGGGCGTTGCTGGTGGTGCTGATTGACGGTCAAGATATGTCTACACCGCTCAATCCTGAAACTATCAATGAAGGGCAGTTTAAGGGCGTCATGTGTCTTGACCGCTGGATGGTTAAACCAACAGACAGCGACTTAGTAAAAGAGTACGGCCCCTATTTCGGAAAACCAAAGTTCTATAACGTGACCATCAATCAACAGGGAATTCCGCCCTGGAAAATCCACTATTCCCGCGTTATTCGTATGGAAGGCGACACACTGCCATTTCAGCAAGCACAAACAGAAAACGGTTGGGGAATGTCGGTTGTAGAGCGCATTTTCGAGCGTGTTCAGGCTTTCGATACGGCGACGGTAGGTACTACGCAACTGATACACAAAGCTCACCTGAGAACATATAGCATCGATGGTTTGCGAAAGATTCTCGCAATGGGCGAGGGAAGTCCGGCATATACGGGACTGATGAAACACATGGATATGATCCGTGAGTTCCAAACTATTGAGGGGATGACCCTGATGGATGCGCTGGACACATTCCAGACGCATAGCTATTCGTTCGCTGGGATTGCTGATGTGATTCTGCGGTTTGCTGAACAGGTATCAGGTGCTACAGGTATCCCGTTAGTGCGGTTATTTGGTCAATCTCCATCAGGGTTTAGCACCGGCGCCGCCGACTTAGAAAACTATTACAGCCGGGTTAACACCCTACAAGAGCGCCGCTTACGTCGTCCGCTTCGCTGGTTGTTGGATATTTCACACAGGTCGTTATTCGGTGAACCACTTCCCAACGACTTCACGTTTGAATTCAATAAATTATGGGAAATGTCGGATACCGACAGGGCCACGATGGCGAACAATGTAGCGTCTGCTATAGGAACGCTGGTGGATCGGCAGATTCTACCGGTACATGCGGCGATGTCTGATTTACGTAATATGGCGGATGTCATTGGCATTGGAGGTTCAATCACAGATGAAGACATTGAAGAAGCAAAAACGCAGTGGGCGGAGTCTGAATCTGAAACCAGCCCTCCGCCGACGTTCGGAAATACAGTATCGGAAAAGCCTACAAGCGATAGCTCATCAGGTGGGCGAAATCGTAACCGGTTACGATGGTTCTCAAGCTAGTGCTGATACCGTTTCTGGTCATCTTATCGATTACTCGCAGGTTCTTGACGATTGGATTGCCTCCGTTGCACACAAAATGTTCCTTCAAGTTGAGTGTGAAGAATGGCGCCAGTGGCGTTCTGTGTCTCAGCAAATATCCGAAGGACTGCGCGACGTAGTAGGGAATACCCCTGTCGGTCAGGTAGCCCAGGACGTTGTTTATCGTCAGATTCAACTGATGAAATCCTTGCCTCTGGAAGCTGCCGAACGTGTTAAAGAGATTCAGGATAGAGCGATACAGGCAGTTATCAACGGTGAGAGACCGGACGAGCTTTATAAAATGATTATGCAATCCAGCGAGGTTGCGGCGGGTCGCGCACGAATGATTGCGCGTACTGAAATCGGGAGAGCGACAACGGCCCTTACACAAGCCCGCGCATTATCGGTAGGTTCGGAAGGTTATTGGTGGCGCATTGAGGGAGCCGGTACACGTCCCTCCCATAAAGAGATGCGCGATAAGTTCGTGCGCTGGGAAGATCCCCCCACTCTGGACGGTATGACAGGCCATGCAGGATGTCTACCGAATTGCAAATGCTGGCCGGAAGTTCACATACCCCCGCCGAGAAGCTAGAATTACAATATCTGGTGTCGTTAGGATAATGGTAGTCTCGGGACAGGGTTAGCAGCCTTCGGGTCATAAACGTTAAATGCTATGCGGCCTACTGTACGGGTTCGATTCCCGTGCGGCACCACCATTCACATCAACTCAGTCTCAGTGCTGGGTTTTTTAATGCCTGAAATTAGCAGGTAACACATGAAATATTTTTTTATTACCAAGCTTGGAGAAACGCGCTATCTCCAAGCCGATGGCTCTTTGCTGTGTAAAGACGTACCGATAGCCCGCACTGGTACTCAAACTTACCTGCCCGAAGAAATAGATTTACAGCCGGACGCCAGCGGCTTAGTGACGGTTTATCGCACCGAAGATGAAGTTTTCTCACCCGAAACGATGGCGTCATTCGAGGGGGTAGCGGTCACACTGGATCATCCCGAAGATGATAAAGGAAACATTGTTTTCGTTAATCCTTCCAACTTCTCAGAACTGGCTCACGGCCATATTCAAAATGTGCGACGCGGCACTGGCGATAAGTCCGATCTGCTGGTTGCTGACGTGCTGGTTAAGCGTCAGGAGGCTATCGACGCTATTAATGCCGGAGTGACTGACGTCAGTTGCGGCTACGACGCGCAATACAAGCAAATAGCACCCGGCAAGGGTAAGCAATATCAAATCACAGGAAACCATCTCGCCATTGTTGAGAAAGGCCGGGCAGGTGGCCGCTGTGCAATCGGGGATTCAGCCCCAAATTTTAAATTCAAAAAGGAGAAGCCTGTTATGGCATGGCTTAAAAGATTGGCTACGGCCGTCCAAACCAAAGACGACGACGCGTTAGCGAAACTCATCGATGAAGCGCCAGAGCTTCCCTCTGACGGGATGTCTTCGATTCCGGGTGCAACAATCAATATCAATGTACCTTCTCAAGCAACAGCGTTACCGCCTGCGGAGCGCACTACTACGGACACTGATCCCGATGCTAAAGATAAGCCAACAGGTGATAACGATATGCCGGAGTGGGCGCAAAAATTCATGGATTCGGTATCAACTCGCTTGGATGCATTAGAAGGGAAAACGGCGGATAGCAACCCTGATGACGAAGATGAAGACGCGAAAGTAACCGGCGATGCTGCATATCGCCGAAATATCATTGCTGATGCGGAAATCATTTGTCCGGGCTTCAAACCCACAGGGGATAAGTCCCTCAAGCGACAGGTACTCAATCATGCAATGCGCACGGGTGACAGCCTGAAATCATTTGGCATCAGTGATTTTTCAAAAACACCAAAGGCAACCGTTGATGCGGTATTTAACGCCGCGGTAGAAATTAACCGGCAAAAGAACCGACTCAATCCCACGGCTTTTCAAACTGTTGATCACTCGACATCTGGATCAAAGCACGCTACACCGGCGCAACTGAATGAGTTGTACGCCAACGTCTGGAAACGTAACAAATAAGGTAAATACAATGGGTGGAATTTCTTATCTTGACCGGATGCCACTAGGTATTCCGGGTTCTGTCACTCGTCCTCGTGACTTGACTATTCAGCCGGAAACCTTCGATCCCAATAAATTGTTCAGCGGATACGGGCTGGTGGGTAAATATTCAAACGGAAAATTTGTCCCGCTCGAAGACGGCGATACGGTGGACAAAGTGAAAGGTATTCTCGTTCGTCCCTATCCTATCCAGTCACAGGCAGATCTGGCTTATCTCGGTATTAAAGTAGGGTCCGCTGCCGACAATCTGAAACGGGGTTATATCTGCGTGTCGGTGGGGGCATCAGCCGTCAGTGCCGGTAAAGGCAATCCGGTTTATGTACGTGTTGCCGGGGCTACAGCCGATAGCCCGTTGGGGTCATTTATGCTGACGCCGGATGCCACAGCGAAACATACACCTGCGTTGCCGGGTGCCGAAGTGATGGGGCCGGGCGACGCTAACGGCAACATTGAAATTGCATACAACATTTAAGGAATAATGAATGTTTACTATCGACAGAGCGACAGTTGATTCAACAGGCGCGTATCTTATCGGTGAGCTGGAACGTAGAGACCAGACACTGAACATGCCTCTTGTGTCAGTCAAGTGGTCACGTGATATGCCGCTTCGTACCGACGTTTCTATTGCGGATGAAGTGTCTTCATACACAAATACATCGCTGGCGGCTTCTGGTGGTTCAAATCCTAACGGTAAGAACTGGATCAGCAAAACGTCAACAGCTAATGCGGGCCCAAGCCTGAATATTGAGCGTACAGCTCAAGCGTTGGAATTATGGGGAATGGAAGTTGGCTATACCGTAACCGAATTGGCTTCGGCTATGCAAGTTGGGCGCCCGATCGACAGTCAAAAGCATGACGCGATGAAGCTAAAATACAACATGGACGTTGACGAGCAGGTATACATCGGTGATGCGGAAAAAGGTATGTGCGGATTACTGAACCTCCCTCAGGTTATCCCGCGTGCCGCCGCCGCCGCGTGGACGGCTACGACAGACCCGGACGTTATTGTTCAGGACTTTAATATCGTTCTTACGGACGCCTGGGTGTCTTCCGGTTACGCAATTTGTCCGGGTAAAGTGGGTTTAGCGCCGGAATTGTTTGGGTTATTGTCGAGCAAAAAAGTGTCTTCGGCAGGAAATATCTCCGTACTGGAATACGTGAAAATCAACTGTATTTCATTCCAGGAGAACGGCGAACCGCTGGAAATCGTCTCGATGAAATGGGCGTCTAAACGCGGTGCTCGTGGAGCGCACAGGATGGTCGCTTATACACAAGAAGAGAGATATATTCGCTTCCCATTGGTGCCACTGTTAAACACTCCGCTGGAATGGCGCGGCTTGTGGCAACTGACAACTTATTACGGTCGTCTGGGTCAGGTCGAAACGCCATATGCAAACACCATTGCGTATTTGGACATCCCGGCATCTTGATTAATGGCAGGGAGCCCCTGCCTTTATGGTGATTGACATGAAATATCTTGTATCGAAAAAGGCGATCTTAAATTTCGCAGATGGTGCTCAAGTAGAACTTCAACCGGGAATTAACAGCTTTCCCGATGAAGTTATTAAGCACTGGGCATTTTCAGCCCATGCTCAACCTATTGATGAAAATGAATTGAAACAGGAGGACTTAACTAGTGCTTCTGTTTCATTAGAAGCTGAGATTGAGAAATTGGTTGCTGAGAATGAAGACCTTAAGTCTCAGATAGAAGTGAAAGACGTGACCATTTCCGAACTGAATAAGGTCTTAGAGGAAATGAAGACTCAGATAGCAGTGAAATCTGACGAAATCCAGACTCGTTCTAATCCCGAAGATGTTGTTACTAATACGGAAAAGAGAGGGAGGGCTGGCAATGACAAAAAACAGTCTTCTTCCGACAGTTGATAAATTCCGCACCGACTTTCCCGAATTTTCAGACAAAACCCACTATCCCGACACCGCAATCAATTTCTATCTCAGCCAAGCCGATAAGCTGCTCGACCAAGACATACACGGTGATCAGTTCGTCTATCTCTGTGAGCTGTTCACAGCGCATTACGTCGAACTGAGAGGGAAGGCTATTGCGGGCGTGTCCATCAGCGGCAGTGTAAATACGGCGGCTGGTGGGGTGGCGACGTCAAAATCGGTTGATAAAGTCAGTGTCAGCTATGACGTATCGGGAATCCTTAATCCCGATGCGGGCTTTTGGAACAACACGAGCTATGGACGCGAGTTCTTCTGGTGGTGGTCCATGTTCGGCGCCGGGGGGAGGCAACTACTATGAAAAGTGGTCTGACTGTCAAAGCGGACAATGCGGCGGCAGTGCTGGAATCTCTCAAAAAGCTATCAGGTATGGATGTGCTGGTGGGTATCCCGGCAGAAAATGCTACGCGGGAAGACGGAGAAAAGTTGAACAATGCTGAAATTGGCTATCTGCAATCAACAGGGGCAACAGTAAAACTGGGTGGAAAAACGGTAACCCTCATTCCGCGTCCGTTCCTTGAACTCGGTATCGATGACACTAAAGACCGCACAGCCTCGCATTTAAAAGCAGCGGCAGAGCTTGCGCTTGAAAGTAAGCAGGACGCCGCTATCAGTGAGCTGGAAAAAGCGGGACAAATTGCGCGTGATGGGGCAAAGAAAGTCATTGGTGACGGAGATCGACTGGCCCCCATCTCTGATGCGACAAAAGAGGCCCGACGCCGGCAGGGAATACCGGGTGATAAGCCGCTGTATTTTCACGGTTACTTGTTGCGTTCTATCAACTATGTTGTGAGGAATAAAAATGCCGTTTCTTGATGTCACTGATGTGTTATTTGATCCCGATTTCTGCGATACGTCACTGAAATATACCCGGCGCACCGTCGTTGTCGATGATGATGGATTCGCTACTTCGGAAAAGTCTACTCAACGTTTTGCCGGAGTGGTGACCGTTGATAGCTCTCTTGAGGCCCAAATAAGGATGTCCGGGCAAGTTGTTAACGGCCGAATTCTGATTATCACAACAGCCCGGCTGATTGCAGGCGAAACCGATAAAACGGGCGATGTGGTCACGTATCAAAACCGGGATTATTTAGTCAAATCTGTTGACCCTTACACTGCCTATGGTGCCGGTTTTGTTCAGGCCCATTGCGAGTTGTTGCCGTTCGATGGGGGAATTCCTATTGAATAACAGTACACAACCGGGCTGGCTTACACCTGTATCGGCCCCGGATTATGATCGTGATGTAGAACGAAAGCTATCGCGCTGGATAAGTTCAGTTAGTGGTTTACCGGGGAAAATGATGTTTCCGAAATGGCAACCCAACGACGAAACGCGAGTCTTTCCGAGTCACGATGCTAACTGGTGCGCATTCGGGATCTCGTCGATAGTTTCCGATGATAATCCCGCTTTCATTAATCAGACTGATGAAAGCACCGATTTATGGCGCCATGAAAAAATCGAATGCTTGGTTTCCTTTTACGGTCCATCAGGGCAGCACTACTGCACACAATTTCGTGACGGGATCACAGTCAGTCAGAACAATGCTGAGTTAAATCAATTTGGTCTGTCACTCAGCAACTACGGCCGTATCTTTTCTTTACCGGAACTCATCAACAATCAGTGGGTGCGTCGTTATGACGTGACGATCACCTTACGGCGAAAAGTGGTGCGTGAATACGGTGTTAAATCGTTAGTGGACGCGCCGGTTAAATTCTTTGGAGATTAAATTATGCAGGGTTTACCTGTTTCTAATATCGTCAATGTCACGATAAACATGGCCCCGCGTGCCGCGCAATCCCGCAACTTTGGGTCACTACTGATTGTGGGCGCCAGTCATGTGATTGATACCCATGAGCGGCTACGCTTGTATTCCGATATTGATGGCGTCGGGGCGGATTTCGGTCTGGATACACCAGAGTATCAGGCGGCAGCGCTTTATTATTCCCAGTCACCCCGTCCGGTTGATTTATATATTGGCCGGTGGGTAAAAGATCAGGCATTTGCCGCTTTAAGAGGCGCGATACTGACTAAGCAACAGCAAGCCCTTAACAAATTTACTGCCGTCACCGATGGCTCTTTTAAATTGACGATTAACGGTAAAGAAGCGGTATATAGCGGCATTGATTTGAGTAAAGAGACCAATCTTAATGGTGTGGCTCAACGGGTAGCGGAAAAGTTGCGAGAGTGCTCAGTGACGTGGGACACTTCACGTTTTATTGTGACGTTGCAAGCATCGGGTACGGTGGGTTATGTCTCAACAGCCACTACCGGCACTTATATTGGTGACCTGTTAAAACTAGACAGAGAATCTGGTGCTACTGCTATCGAACCTGCTAAAGCAGAAACGATTGCTGAGGCCGTGGCAACATTGGGATCGGTATCCGGTGGCTGGTATGGACTGGTTGTCGCTGATGATACGCTGACGGATGAAAATATTCTGTCTGTTGCTGACTATATCGAGTCTGCGTCTGTGTCTCGTATCTATGGACATACAGCACAGAAAACAGACGCATTAGACGCTGATATTGATACGGATATCGGCTCAAAATTGAAAGCAGGCAACTATCAGCGCACGCTCTGGCAATATTCATCCGGTAAACCCTATACCGTGGCTTCTCTGTTGGGCCGGATGTTTACGGTCAATTTCAACGGTAATAACACCACCATTACCCTGAAATTTAAACAGGAACCCGCTGTAACAGCGGAAAACCTCACTGCAACCCAAGCCAGCGCCTTGAAGAAGAAAAACGGCAATGTTTTTGTTAACTACAACAACGACACGGCCATTATTCAAGAGGGGGTTATGGCGAACGGGGATTTTATTGATGAGCGTCACGGTCTGGACTGGTTACAGAACTACGTTCAGAACAACCTTTATAACCTGCTTTACACCAGTACTGGCAAGATCCCCCAAACTGACGCAGGCGTTACGCGTTTACTGACCAATGTTGAGCAATCCCTTGATCAGGCGGTAACAAACGGGCTGGTGGCTCCCGGTGTCTGGAACGGCGGACCGATTGGACAGATCCAACCGGGCGATACCTTAACCAAAGGGTATTACGTCTACGCGCCGGCCATTGCGACGCAGGCACAGGCTGACAGGGAAGCTCGAAAAGCGCCAGTTATTCAGTGCGCTATCAAATTAGCGGGTGCTGTTCACTACGCTGATGTCATTATTAATGTAAACAGATAAGGGTTGAAAATGGCGACCTATTCATTTATGGATGTTTCGGCATCTCTGACGGGGCCGACTGGGGTTATTGATGTGGGTTACGGTTCGGCGACATCAGAAGAAGGGATCACTGTCACAATGACCGAAGCCAAGAACACCATGACAATTGGCGCGGATGGTGAAGGGATGCACTCTTTGCACGCGGGCAAATCCGGTTCTATCACAGTGAACTTACTGAAAACATCCCCGACGAATAAAAAACTGTCACTGGCTTATAACGCGCAATCCCTGTCATCAAGCACGTGGGGTAATAACGTGATTGTGATTCGTAATAATGTATCCGGTGAAATTACCACCGCGAGAGGCTGTGCCTTTCAGAAGCAACCGGATTACACCAATGCTAAAGATGGCGGTACCGTCGCGTGGGTGTTTGATTGTATCAAGATAGACCAAGTGTTAGGAGAGTTCTGATGGAATTTGAAATCAATGGTATTCAATACCGTACAGCCAAATTGAGTGTGTTCGATCAGCTGAAGGTGTCACGTAAGTTGTTACCCGTTCTTGCCGGATTAGTCTCTGATATTCGCGCCGTACAGACGATGGCCCAAGACAAAAATATGGAAGGGGCATTAGAGAAGGCGCTGCCTAAAATTGCGCAGGCGGTTAGCGACTTAAGCGACGAAGATTGCAACGCGATCCTTTACCCCTGCCTGTCTGTTGTATCACGACAACACGGCAAGGGATGGACGCCCGTATTCTCGCAGGGAGTCTTGCATTTCGATGACATAGACTTGCCAACATTGTTGCAATTAGTCGCGAGGGTGATCGGGGATTCATTGGGAAATTTTTTGCACGCACTCCCCGCCGCAGAGACGCCCTTCCCGCCAGCGGCCTAGTACTTGACACCTTGCCGGACGGTGAAGAGTTCATTATGCGGCCTATAAAAAAAGGTATGACGACAATGGGCGAGATCAAGAGCGGAAGGATTGATTTAGCCGATATCGCATTAATGAATGATTACCTCGATTTAGAAGACGATAACGAGGCCCGCATAGCACGCTGGAGAGAAACACATGAGCGGTAATGTTGACACAATTAAAGACTACCTTATTAGCCTTGGCTTTGATGTAGACGAAAAAGGTCGGGGTAAATTTGATGCCGTGTTAAAAGGCGTTACTGCCAACGTGTTAAAAGTCGGCGCGGCTGTTGAAGGGGCAGCCTTAACTATCGTCGGTTTTACCACTAAAATTGCAGCGGGCTTAGATAAGCTTTACTGGCAGTCACAGAGAACCGGCGCCACAGTTGCCGGCATTAAAGCCTTGGGTTACGCCGTGCAACAGATGGGAGGCAGCGCCGAAGCCGCACAGGGTGCGCTTGAAAACATGGCGCGGTTTATGCGCAATAATCCCGGTGCAGAAGGCTGGCTTAATCGTCTTGGCGTTCAGACGCGTGACTCATCCGGCCAGATGAGGGATGCTGCCAGCATACTGGCAGGCGTCGGCCAGAAACTTAGCGCTATGCCGTATTATCGCGCTAATCAATATGCCCAGATGCTCGGCATTGATGAAAACACACTCATGGCTATGCGCCGTGGGTTAGCGGGGTTTACTGCTGATTACCAGATGATGTTGCAGAAGACCGGGTTCAATGCCGATAAAGCTGCTCAGCAAGCGAATAAATTCACCACCTCGCTACACGGCTTTAACGCACTGCTCGGTATTCTTCGGGATAAAATTGGCTCAAATTTGGCTAATGGTTTAGCAGGTTCTTTCGATTCCTTACGTCAGCGCATTCTTGATAACTTCCCTAAAATCGAAGCCACACTCACTAAAATCATCAAAGGTATTTTATGGTTTGCTGACGTGTTTAGCAGGATGGTTTATCGAGTCGTTCAGGGCGTCGGGGAGATCATCAACTGGTGGAAAGGGCTGGATGAAAGCAGCAAGATGCTGATTGCGATGTTCGGCGCGATTGTTGTGGCATGGCGTTTATTGAACAGCGCCTTTTTAATGTCACCTATCGGTATGATCACCGTGTTAATCGGTGCGCTTCTCCTGCTCTATGACGATTACAAGACATGGAAAGAAGGCGGCAAAAGTCTAATTGACTGGAGCCAGTGGGAAAAAGATATCGACCGCGCTGTCAATGCATTTAAGACTATTGGGAAGTGGATCAAGAAAGGTGTTGACGGTATCGGCGGCTGGAAAAATGCGTTCTTAATTCTGGGTGGAGTCGTAGCGACAACGTGGGCCGTAAAGATGCTGGCGGGATTCGCGAAAGTGTCTGCGGCGTTAACCCCACTGATGGCCCGACTTGCTCCACTGTTAGGACTAGTAGCGTATGGTGGATATCTGTACAGTGACTGGGACAACATCAAACAAAATGTAGAATCCTCGTGGGACTACAATACTCGTCAGATAAAACGCGGGATCGGGGATTTCGGCAAATGGTTAGGTATAGATAACGACTGGGCCAATAAGCATCAGGGCGGCTTACCCAATCCCGTCACGGCTGATATCCCCGGTATGCCCGGTGCGCCTACCCCGCCCCCATCACCTGAATTTAAAGAGATGGGCCTACGCAACAATAATCCCGGCAATTTGAATTTTGTCGGTCAGCGAGGTGCGACATTAGAAAGCCCAGGCGGACGTTTTGCAAGATTTGAAACCGCGTTTGATGGCTTGCGAGCACTTTCACGCCAGTTAACGCTGTACGCAAGCCGTGGCCTTACAACGATACGCGATATCATCACGACATACGCGCCGCCGAGTGAAAACGATACTGAGGCGTACATTGCTGGCATGTCAAAGTGGTTGGGTGTCGATCAGAACGCCCAGTTAAATTTACGGGACCCACAAATGTTAACTGCGATGATGAACGGCATCATTCATCACGAGAATGGTCGCAACCCGTACAACAGTGAGCTTATCAGCAAAGCCGCGATTGCAGGTAGTAGCAGCGTTCAGCAAACCACGAACATTACTGTGCATGGGGCGACTGACGCGAAAGCCACGGCGGATGAAATCGCGAGTCGGCAAAGTGGCGTAAATGCCCGTCTGATACAACAGGTGAACTAATGGATATCTTATCCGCCCTCTTTCAGCAACAAACCCGGTCCTTTGGTACCGAAAGTATGTTACTGGTGCCGAGCGTCGTTATCGCTGAAAAGCACACGGATGCACTGGAAATCACCGAGCATCCGGTTGAAATCGGTGCTGCGGTCAGTGACCATGCCTACAAAAAGCCATCAGAAATCACGATGGAGTTAGGTTTTGCTGGTGGGGGCTCGCTTCTCGATTTTGTTGATACGTCAAAAATTGGCTTAAGTATGGGACTTAGCCCGAAAGAGACCTATCAGAAAATACTGGATCTCCAAGAATTACGCGAACCCTTCAATGTCATTACCGGCAAACGTACATACGAAAACATGTTGATCAAAGCAATTGAAGTCACCACGGACCGACACAGTGAAAACGTGTTGTTATGCACATTGACATTGCGCGAAGTGATTATTACCTCGACACAGAAAGTACAGGTTGCTCAAAAAGAGGTCATGAAAACCGGGGTGTCTACGTCAGCCGTGGAGAATTCGGGTACAAAAACATTAAAGCCAGTCAACGAGTCTGTTTTATCAGAAATAAAAGAGGGTGCCGTTAATGCATTTAAGAGTTACATAAAAGGGGGCGCTAATGGTAGCTGAAATCCCACTGACTGCGAGCAATCAATTTTTTGCAATAAAGCTGGGTGATATTAACGTTAAGATGCGCCTGATTTACAGAGACAGTGCCGGTTGGGTAATGGATATTCAGGATAAATCGGGAGTTGACTTACTGACTGGGGCGCCGTTAATACCCGGTGTTAATCTGCTAGAGCAATATCCGTATCTGGGGATCAACGGCATGTTAGTTATCGCCAACGATGCAGACAGTGAAGAGTACCCGACAAGCACAAATCTTGGGTTATCCAGCCATTTATATTTTGTACAACAATAAGGTAAAGATATGAGTCAGAACTGGTTACGTCATTTTGAATTAATGTTGTTAGATGATCAGGGTAAAGGAATCGTCCTGTCAGATTTTAAAGTGACCTTTAATATTGAGTGGTTCAATATTAGCAATCCACGTGTTGCGACATTAAAGATTTACAATCTGTCTAAAGATACCAGCAATAAGATAATGGGTAGTGAGTTTTCGAAGATAAAGTTAATCGTTGGGTATGATGGAATAACGCCGACTGTTCCCGAAAGTGAAGTTGGTAAAGCTCGCCCCGTTGAACCGGGAACTACCGGACAGCGAGACGGCAAAAATTATGGTGAAATCTTCAGCGGAGATATCCGGTTTACGGTAACAGGTCGTGATAATCCCACCGATACCTATACGCTCATTCAGGCGTGTGACGGTAACGAAGCCTTTATTCATGCTTTTGTTAATCAAACGGTAGCGGCGGGATATAACCTGAATGATATCTATAACCTTGCTTTACGTAGTCTGGAACCTTACGGTATTACCGCAGGGGCAAAACCCAAAATGCCGGATACTGTTTTTCCTCGTGGAAAAGCGTTTTTTGAAAAAACACGATATGTATTAGACAATATCGCGCAGCAATGCAATGCAAAATGGCAATTTGTAGACGGTAAAGTGGAGATGATTTCTGAGGAAATGGCCGTGCACGATGTTGTGGTGTTAAACAGCCGGACCGGGCTGATTGGTATGCCGCAACAAACTATCGGCGCGGGTGTTAACGTCAGGTGTTTGATTAACCCGAATATCCGGGTAAATGGGTTAATTCAGTTAGATGAGGGTTCGGTATATCGAACCGCGTTGCCTAATGACGTTGTAAATAAATCGGGTGATGAGCAACAAGATCATAAACAGCAACGGGAAGGTAAACTCGTAGAAAAAAACGATAACGGGAACCTTTACGTCAGCGGAGTGCCTAACCCTCCAGCGAGCATTGCTACCGATGGTGTATATATCGTCAGAGGCATTATGTATACTGGGGATACAAGAGGCAATGCGTGGTATCAAGAGATGATGTGTGAGGCACGCGGGGCGGCTGATCTTAAGACTAAATCGGCGCAAGAAAAGGGCTTGTGATCCATAGGAGAGTGCAATCGTGCGAAATATGTTTCTAACAATACTGTTATCATCTTTATTTACCATCGGTTCCGCGCATGCAGCCATTCAGTGCGGGACGTACAAAATGACGATGAATGATAATGAAGGGATGACTAGAATTAATGGGGAAATGGTGACTTCCCAGAAGGTGACTTATTTAAAAGAAAATGGTGATGATGCAAACGCTAAGTGGGACATGGGCCTCATGCCTGCCCGCGACGGCAACATGTACGGCTTCCAGTTTATCAAGCGCAACGGTAAAGCATGGCTGAATGTCCAATTGCTCCAAAACGCTATGGACGCACCGAAAATTATTGGTTCGTTTCCTTGTAAGAAGGTGGCGGATTAAACTTGTCATATGCAGACCAGGGATGGCTTACTGTAAAATTATTTGATGTCTAACATTTTTTACAATTTGATGTCAAGATGGTGCTACGAGTTCAAATTTAGCATTGAACTTCTTTGAACTTGCATTCATCTTCCCAAATAAGACCTTAAAACGATATCTATAAATTTCTTCATATTGGATTGATAACCGCGGTTGTAAGCTATACACTTTGTATTGACTCGTATTGACTTTGTGCACGAACTGTCTAGTCTGGCATTTAAATAATTTTCGGGAGGTGTAACATGAATGCTGCAATACGTCGTTACATGAGGGCGATGGGAAGCGTTATAGACATTATGCCTTCAACCGATTATCGTAAGCTTGTGCCTGTCAGCTATGATAGGCAGCGGTTAAGATCTGACATGCTGAACATATCTAGGGATATGAATAATTCAATTATAACTGTTGGTGAATCGGTAAATGTCCAAAAACTCAGAAAAGCCTCTGAACAGTCTCGACGCAAATAGTGATGAACCGTCGCTCGATGCAACAAATAAGCATCAGGAAGACGAGGAAAATAAAGAGATATCCCAAGATAAAGCTACCGCTCTCATTGAAAAAGCACTAGCATCTGATCCGGTTGTTTTGGAAAGGATGCTAGACCATCCTAAATTGTCTGCTGTAATACAACATAAAATATCTACATTCCAAGGACCTCTACCACCACCAGAGCTCTTAAAGGAATACGAAAATACCTTACCTGGTGCCGCTGAGAGAATCTTTGCTCTAACAGAAAAGGAGCAAAATCACAGACATGAGATTGATAATAAGGTTGTGAGTGGAGGCATCTCAAAGGATAAGAGGGGCCAATGGATGGGGTATTCACTGGCGATACTCTTTTTGGTTGCTGTTGTTTATTTTGCAGAAAAAGGCAATACCATACTGGCGGGTATATTGGGTGTGGTAGATATAGTAAGCTTGGTTGCGGTGTTTGTTCTAGGGCGTTATTTCAAGCGGTCGTCTGATGATGAGGACAATGATGATGACTAATACCTTATAGCCTTTCTATAATTTTCTTTAGTATTTCACATAAACCTGCCTTGCGCGGGTTTTTTTTATGGAGTTTCCCCCATGCCAGTATCAACCGAATCCAGAACCGGCGATTTATCCGAAACCCTGAAAGCCATCAATCATTCGCTTTCTTCTCAGCTTAGAGTAGCGATACCGGGCATTATTCAATCCTTTAATGCCGAAGCAGTAACGTGCGTTGTTCAGCCTGCGATTAAAAGTGGCACAACTGATAAAGACGATAAAAAAACATCAGTATCCTTACCCTTGCTTGTAGATGTGCCTGTTATATTCCCAAGAGGTGGTGGCGTGACATTAACCTTCCCGGTAAAAGCGGGTGATGAATGCCTGGTGGTATTCGCCGATCGCTGCATTGATTTCTGGTGGCAATCGGGAGGCGTACAAGAACCGGCAGATGAACGCCAGCACAGTTTATCCGATACTTTTGCAATTGTTGGTCCACAATCTCAGGCAAAGAAAATTTCAGGGGTTAGCACAAACACCGCGCAGCTAAGAAGTGATGATGGCGCGGCGTATATCGAACTCGATCCCAACAGCCATAACATCACGGTGATTACACCGGCAAAACTTACCGCCACAGCTAACGGCGGTACTGAAATCACTTCACCTGAAATCACTCTGAACGGCAACGTCACCATTAACGGCAACTTATCGCAGGGGATGGGGGCTGGTGGCGGAACTGCAACGATGCAAGGTCCGGTCACCGTGAATAACGATGTGACAGCAGCAGGGATTAGCCTGAAAAACCATGTCCATAGTGGCGTGCAATCGGGTGGCAGTAAGACGGGGAAACCTCAATGAGATACAGAAGAGAAGATCCGGACGGAGATTACAGTTTCGGCCAGGGGGATAATACGTTTCTGATTAATTCCCCGGAAGCGGTTGCGCTGGCAGTAAAAACCCGGCTGGCACTATGGCGCGGTGAATGGTTCTTAGATATGAAGGAAGGTACGCCATACGTACAGTCCGTGCTTGGAAAACAACGATCAGATGTTTATATCCTTGCCGTTCGTGACCGAATCTTAAAAACCCAATGTGTTAAATCCATTCTTTCGTTTGATACTCGCAATGACGGCACGACACGCCGCCTTACATTTACAGCAACAATTGATACCATCTACGGGCAAGCAACGGTAACAAGCGAGGCATAATGTTAAATCTTGACACTTTGGGGCTGGCCGCAACAGTGACAGCTTCGGGCATCGGTGCGCCTGATTACCAGACAATTCTCAGTAAGCTCTCAGAATATTTCCGTCAAATCTATGGCACTGACGCTTATTTAGATCCAGACAGCAAAGACGGCCAGATGATAGCGATTTATGCCCTCGCGATACACGATGCGAATAATGCTGTCATGGCGGCTTATAACTCATTCAGTCCAGCATCAGCTACCGGTGCAGCACTATCTAACAATGTAAGAATCAATGGGATAACCCGGCATAAATCCACATATTCGACTGTAGACGTTAAGTTAATCGGTACCGTTGGTACTGTTGTAAAAAACGGCATAGTGCGAGATATCAACGGCTATAGCTGGAGTTTACCGGGTACTGTATCCATTGGCATTCACGGTTTTGTCATTGCTACCGCTACCTGCCAGACAAAGGGCAATGTCACCGCGTTAGTCGGGGATGTTTCGATTATCGGCACCCCTACTCAGGGCTGGCAGAGTGTAACAAATCCATCAGTAGCGACACCCGGACAGCCGATTGAGTCGGATACTGCCCTGCGCGAACGGCAACGAAAATCCGTCGCGTTACCTTCAAGGACTGTACTTGACGGGATTCAAGGCGCCATCAGCTTAATACCCGGCGTTGTTCGGCGGCGTGGGTTTGAGAACGATACTAACATTACAGATAATAACGGCATTCCACCGCATTCTATAGCAATGATCGTTGATGGTGGTGACGCTAAGTTAATTGCTCAAACAATAGAAACGAAGAAAGGTCCAGGTGCGGGAACTTTTGGTGATACTGAAATCAAAGTAGCCGATACCTACGGTATTTTGCATCCGATTCACTTTTCACGCCCTAAAGATGTTCCGGTCTTCGTTGAAATAACACTTACCGCGTTTGAGGGTTATACAACGCTGGTTGGCGATAGAATTCGTTCAGCTATTGCAAGTTATATCGACGCTCAATTAATCGGTGATAATATTTATTTAAGCCGTTTATTTTCTCCTGCTAATTTACGTGACGAAGAGGGCTTAACTTATGACATTTTCGAAATCCAAATAGGCCGGTCAGCGGATGATGTATCACCGAGTAATTTAATTGTGACATTTGATGAAGCCGTTACGTGTAAACCGGAACATATTAAGTTAATCGCGAGGTGAAGATGAGAGATTATTTATCACTGATTACCCCGCAACACAGAACTGCAAATAAATTTGTTACTCACATTGATTTAATTACCCGTCCACTGTCTGATATTTCAAATGCTGCTCAACTCCTGAATAGTCAATTTTCTATTGATGAGGCCGTAGGGGTTCAGCTTGATGCTGTCGGTGAATGGATTGGGCTTTCTCGTTATGTCAAAACGCCCATCGTCGGTGTGTATTTTGCTCTTGATATTGATGGAGTTGGATTTGATGAGGGGAGTTGGAAGCGGCAATATGATTCTGATTCGGGTTTTACTGAACTTGATGATGAAACTTACCGAACCATACTACGCTCAAAAATAAGAGCCAATCACTGGGACGGTACAAATGAAATGCTGGCTGAAATTTATCAGGGTGTTATTCCTGATGAGTCAGTATTAATATTTTTCGTTGATAACCAAGACATGAGTATGGATGTATATGTGACCGGTGGGGTTGTGCCGGAAGTTGTCAAAGCAGTCATTCAGCAAGGATATTTAAATATTAAACCCGGAGCGGTCAGAGTTAATAATTATACCAACTCGGAAAATCGAGGGGTTATTTTCGGTTTTGATTCAGACAGTAAATATATCGCCGGATTCGATATAGGCGGATGGCCCATTTTATTAAATTAAGGTAAATATAATGGCTAAAAATGAATTTCTAACCTTTGGTATAGCCGAGGGCGCTAATGTATTGTCGAATGAAGAATATGCGGCATTAGCGGCGAGGGTGAACGGATTTAGTTCCGGTGTTGCTAAATCTCGTGAATTAAATAAAGCATGGCGTCAGTCATCTATTATTACACATATTCTTGCTGATTTTATTGCGAAAGAATCGGGTAATGATGTTCTGGATAACGGGAATATCGATGCTCTGAAAAGTAATTTGGCATTAGCAATTAAAAATGCGCTGCCAGAAATGCGTGATGCTTCTCTAACAGAAAAAGGCATCACTCAGTTAACAGACAAAACAGGCAACAGTAATACCCTTGCAGCCACTCAGAAGTTAGTTTCTGATGTCAACGACAACGCCAACAGCAAACTCGCAAAATCCCAAAACGGCGCAGACATTCCCGATAAAAATGCGTTTGTGAAAAACCTCGGCTTGTCGGAAACCGTGGCACAAGCTCGAAATGCCGTACCGAGCAGCCGGAAAGTGAACGGCAAGGCGCTGACCGGGGATATCAGTTTGAGTGCGGGGGATGTGGGGGCTTTGCCAGCGCTTAAGTCTATCGACAAGATACCTGACTGGGGATATAACGGCCCTTTTAGAGGGAGCCGCACAGTGGACTACGCGCGCGGGATTAGCGTCGGCGATAATGACTACGGGCAAATCTGGGTTGATAGCTCTGGGCGGCTGTATGGCCGATTTTCAAATTCAACGAGTAAAGAAATCCTGGGCGGTGAATGCGCCTATACAAGTGATATTGCAGTCCCTGTCGGCGTCCCCGTTCCGTACCCCCATCGATACACGCCAGCCGGTTATCTTACGTGCAACGGTCAATCATTCGATAAGTCTTTATATCCAAAGCTAGCAGAAGCTTATCCTGATGGCAAAGTACCTGATTTAAGAGGCGAGTTTATCCGGGGATGGGATGATAGCCGAGGGGTAGATCCGGGGCGAGTGTGCGGGTCGTGGCAGGGTGACGCACTTCAAAATATTACCGGGTCACTCGGTATGTATAAAGGTGTTGAAGTTCCGCGTGCAAGCGGGGCTTTTACAGCGATATTTCGAAATGAAACGGTGTCAGGTCACGTGGGTGGAACATTCAACAGCAGTGGAGATTGGAATTTCGACGCATCACGAGTCGCGCGTACTGCAAACGAAACCCGCCCCCGCAACGTCGCATTTAACTACATAGTGAGAGCAGCATAATGACAGAACAGAAATACTCTTTAGAACATGAAACCGCCGTATTGGGTAAAGATGGATTAGCGATTCAAGCCGGCTGGATAAAGGTTTATCACTCGAATCAAATCACACGAGAATTCACAAACTCTGATATTGAGTATGTCATGCTCGGTGTCAGCTTATCAGCCGGTGCTTATCCCGATGCGCCACAACTTCCCGATTCTCACGATAAGGCCGTCTGTCGCAGTGAAGACGGTAAGTGCTGGGAAATCTTGCCCGATTATCGCGGAAAAATCGCTTACGACACGTTAACTCGCGCTCCGACTGAGATAACAGAAATCGGTGAACTGCCGGATACGCTAACCTTCAAGAAGCCTCCCACAGACTTCGATACGTGGAACGGCAAAGAGTGGGTAGTTGATAAAGACCTTCTCAAGTCTCATCAAATCAACGAAGCAAAACAGAAGCAAGCAGCACTGTTACAGCAAGCAAATGAAACACTCTCATTGCTACAAGACTCTGTTGATTTAGAAGTCGCTACAGACTCAGAGAAAGCCGCTTTGCTGGAATGGAAGAAATACAGAGTATTGCTGACTCGTGTAGATGTTGATCAGGCTCCGAATGTGGAGTGGCCGGAGGTGCCGAAGTAA